TTACTGTGCTAACTCGTGCATTTTTTTAAGGGAACGGGATGCCTGCACACGCAGCTTCTCATCCATTTCCATTGTATTGTCAAAGTTTTCAAGGGTACTCAGGATTTTTTCCAGAGTATTCTTCTTCATATTCTCGCAGATACAGAGATCATCGACCATATAAAAGGCTTTGTCCGGGTACTGCTTTTTCATCTGGTGTATGACGCCTTCCTCAGTAGCGATGATATAGCGGTCGCCGCCGTCCTTTCCCGGAAAGTCGATGATACCCGAGGTGCTTCCAATATAGTCGGCCAGAGCCAGGGCCTCCGGTATACACTCGGGATGCATGAGCACCTTGGCGCCGGGGTGGTCTTCCTTTGCTTTTCTGACAAGGGCTTCGCTGATGCGGGCATGGGTCGGACAGAAGCCATTGTGGAAATAGAAGGTTTTTTCCGGCAGCTTTTCAGCAATATGGCGGCCGAGATTGGAATCCGGCACAAAGTAGATTTCCTTCTGAGGCATGGCGGCCACAACCCGCTCAGCGTTGGATGAGGTGACGCAGACATCGGCACAGGCCTTGGTTTCGGCGGTTGAGTTGATATAGCAGACCACAGCCGCATCGGGACATTCTTCCTTGAGCTGCCGGATATCCTCAGGCGTTACCATATGGGCCATTGGGCAGTCGGCCTCCATATCTGGCATGAGCACGGTTTTATCCGGGCTCAGGATTTTCGCGCTCTCTCCCATAAATTCGACGCCGCAGAACAGGATGACCTTTTCACTGGCCTCTGCTGCTTTTTTGCTGAGCAGGTAGGAGTCCCCCACATAATCAGCTATATCCTGGATGTCACCGGTCACATAATAGTGGGCCAGAATCACGACATCCTTTTCCTTTTTGAGCTCTAAAATCCGCTCAACCATCTCGTTCATAATTCTCCTCCGTGTATACAGTCTTTCCAACTATTATAGCATCTGTCTTGTCACATAACAAGCATCGTTGTAAATTTATCAAAGTTTTTGCTGAAAAAGCGCATAAAAAGACCTCTTTGCCACTAAAAATCCTTGGCAAAGAGGCGTTAGACCGGACTTCTCAGCCCGTAATAAACTGCGCGGTAAAGAGATTGCTGTTGAGAATCAGCAGAAAAATCAAAACGCTGATGATGGAAACATAGACCCGTTTCTGAAGCTTACTGGGTGTATCCCGCCCTACAAGCACCAGGTCCCGAATACCGAATACCATGATAAACACAATAACAGCATTGACACCGAGGGTATCGTAGGAGGCAAAGGTGGTGGGCAGAAGCACCAGATAATACATAAAGGCCAGCGGCACAAAGAGTAACAGCAGGATAACATCTGCTGCTTTGCGTCTGGTTTTATAGTAGGTAACCAGTGACAGGATAAAGAAAAACAGGACGCAGAATACAAAAATACCGGCCACCATCTGGTTATAAGGCGTCACCGCCAGATTGATGGGGTCTTTGTAGTAGACGGCTGAACCGAAAAAGGCCTCTACGACCTTATTCAGGCATCCCGGCACCACGGTACCAAAGAACCACAGCAGGCGGCTGCCAAATGCCCCGAGAGAGCCTACCGGGTCCAGTCCAAGGTTCAGCACCCGCTGTACCGAGCCTGCCAGAGCCTGTGCAATGCCAAAATAGATGGCCGTCCCCCACACAAAGAGCAAAGCAAAAAAGCCGACGTATTTCACTGAGGAATTGGCTGCCCTGTTAAAATAAACGTAGCCGGTCAGCAAAACAAAAGTCACCATGGTGGGAACCTGGGCCAGCAGGAAGGTCACGAGCAAAAAGACCAGTGACAGCAGTAGCGCAATATAAGCGGTTTTAAGGTCACGGTCTGCCAGTGCGCTGTCAAACCGGTCATACAGAATAACACAGACACCGGCACAGCAGACGGCCGGGATAAAGGCAACCAGACTCGCGTAGGCAGTGAAGTCAGTAATCACTGAAAAGGCCATGAGGACCGTGGTTACTAAAAAGGCCACCAGATCATTGTGGGATTTACTCCGGCGCCACTGATCCAGAAGCAAGCCGAAAAGTACGAGAAAAGCCACATTAAAGGCTCTGAGCATCCAGGCACTTTCTGGCGTCAGACCTGAAAAAAGATTTTGAAGAACGCCCTCAAAGGCCCGTCCATTCTCGATTGCCCTGGGAATATTCTCATCAAAGGTCTGGGTAAAGAACAGGTAATCTGTCGGGTAACGGAACCTCGGCATGAGCAGCAGCAATGCGGTCAGAATAATGACAGCAGACAGCACAACACCATACCAGTTGTGCTGCAGCCACTCCTTTGGCGTCTTTTGGGGGCCGTTATTGGTAATGTACCACACCACAGTACCGGGAATACCCGGAAATAAAATTAAGAATGCAATTTCCAGGGGCAGCGGCCCTCCCGGCAGCACGGGAATTAAGACAGCGCCCAGCGCAATCAGGACAATAAAATAAGTAATGAAGCCATTTCTGAGCTTTCGATTGTCGCCAATGGTTTTTTCCATTTCAAATTTCTCCTTTTTTCATCATATTCTTTGATTACCCAAAGGAGACTGAAATGAAACAAATAAAAAAGCAGCGCGTCTTATATGCACGCTGCACAAAGGCTTATTCTATTCCTTTCAGGTCAAACACCATTCCCTGACAGAACTTGAGGTTTTCTGCGGGCTGATTGTCAATGATCTCAAAGCTTTCATGGGGAATCTCTGTTCTGTAGGACCAGACATAGGGGCCTTTGCACCATCGCACCTCGATGGGGCTGGCCTTTGCCTTCGCCTCCTGTGAATAGATACAGTTGCAGGGACAGTCCTCAAAAAGGCCTTTTTCCGTAATATAAAGAGTGCCGCCGTCAACGGTCTGGCGTTCCTCCTCGATGGCGCCGTGAAAAACCGTCCGGTCGTCGGAGCAGCCAAAGACGATGACAAAGCCAAGTTCTCTGGCCTGTATGATTTCATCCTCTGTCATTTCCTTTTTATACTCTCTGCCGTCTAACAGTGCCGCAAAATCCTGAATTGTTTTCATACTTTCCCTCCTCAGCACGATTTCTTACTCTGCTCTATTATTATAGCGCAGATTTTCTCTGATGAAAAGCCGGGGATAAAAAAACCCGGACCGCCTTAAAGCAATCCGGATAAAGTATATTACATATCGAATTTTTTATGTTTTAGGATTTTCAACTTTTTTATTCAATTACACAATATCTTGTGTCGTTAATTCCTTATTTTACAAAATACACCATATCTCTTTCCATATTTGCTTTTTGTTCTATTATATAGGGGGCAAAAAAGAGGGCAACATAATTATACATCTTTTTTGAATATTAATAGTTTCCATGCTCTTAAATTCCTAAAGCAGCTCTGGTAGCATTACCTACAATGCCGTCCACTCCTAGTCCATTCTTAGCTTGAAAATCGCGTATAGCTGCATCCGTCTGCTGTCCAACTGCACCGTCCACATGCAGATTATATCCCTTGGCCACAAGTGTTTCTTGCACTTGCCTGATTTCGCCCATCAGTGCGGCGTCGGATAATGGTCCATAAATACCGTCTATTTCCAAACCATGGCAACTTTGTAGGCGCTTGACAGCATACTCGGTAGCTTGGCCAAAATCATCATCTATTGAAAGTTCGTTCCCGTTTTCGTCCTCATACGCCATAGCGCGCAAGTCTCTTTGCAGCTGTCCCACAACAATATTTTCGTCACCAAAGCGGCAGTCAATGTCCCCATCAGAATCAGAGGATTCTGGTGGATTTGTTACGTTTGGATTCGATGGCGCTATTGGAACGTCCCCATATGTAATACCAAAATAATCCATAACACCACAAGCCAAAGCTGTACCGTATGCAGCGGCCTTATCTCGCAGAATATCAATATCTTGTCGAATACTGCCCGTTTCAAAAATTACCGCTGGCATATCCGTGTCTGTTACCTCCCAGTCTGCTCTTCTTAAAATACCTCGTGTTCCAATCGGGATGCGTGCTCTAACGGCATTGTCCAGGCACTGCGCAAGATACAAACCTTCTGGGCTGTTAGGGTGGCAAATCGGATAAGTACCAGACGGGGCCTGATTCCAGTCACAGTGACAGCTCACATAAATTCTTGCTCTTGCATTGTTCGCGTCTCTGACACAATAGGTGATATTCCGGTCATTTCCGGTGTCCACGTCACTTTCGACGCTCAGGCCGTGCGCACGCAGTGTGTCAACAAAAGCCCTTGTAATTGGCCCCATTAATGCTTCCTCTGTGTAATTTCCATCGACACAGCCGCAGTCCCAACTTCCGTCCGTACTTCTCCCGTGTCCTTGTGCGATAAAAGAATCAACACTCATTACTTGTTACCTCCATTTTCATCTGTTTCTGACTTCTTTTTTAAAATCTCAATGGCTTTTGTGATGGCTTCTGGAATCGGAACGCCCATCAAGCCCATATTTTCCACAATACTCAGCATTTCGTTCACGCAGTACGCGATTACGACCGCGTCCCGGACGAAGTTTGTGCCGATCATAATGTCTAACCGACAAGCCACCAGAACCACTAAAAGAACCATTCCTTTTCTCAGCAGCCCCATAAAAGCCACATTTGATCCCAATGCGCCGCTGTCGGTTTTCGTGCTGTTCTTAAACACTCCGGCCACAATTAAGCCGGTAATGTAGTCCACACCCATAAAAATAAGCAGTGTTATCAGCGCTGCGTCCCAACCTCCAAAAAAGCTGGCAATCACACTGCCGACTGCTCCAATGCCCGCAATCACCGGGCCTTTTACTGTTATCATGTTTTCCATTGTTTACTCCTATTTTATAAATACAATATTAACTGCTGGGATATTGATCTGAAATTTTATTTATAATTAAATAACTGTCCTGTAGTGCAGTTCCTTTAACTCCGCTTGCTAAAAAAAATGTCACTCGAAGATACGAAGCAACAACCTGATAGCAAGTTGTTCCAGTGAAAGCATATATAAATTTGCTCGCATCCTTTGAGCCGTTCACTCTACTGCCTGGGATATCTCCAAACTCAGTATAATTTTCGTCTGTAACACTACAAACCACCTCAAGCGCGGTGTTCGGTTCTGACTCAAGCTCTAACAATGAATTAAATTCAAAAGTGTAGGTTCCTGGACCTGCTAAATCAATCAACCCATCGGCAGCAAGCGTTGCGACGCTTTGATTTTGTATATAATTTACTAAAGGAAAAATCTCATCATGGGCATCTGCAATGGAGCCTTTTTTTATTTTAAAGGCTGCACACCCGCCAGTTGCACCGCCGGAACCGGATTGTCCCTGGGGAATCCCAAAATTCAGGACAGCAGCGTTTTCGGTGCCACTATTATTGACCGTTGCGGGCTGCCCGGGTTGAAGGGTGGTGACGGTTCCGACGCTCACCGTCGCTGCTTTTCCATCGGTCCCGACCACATAGGGTAGATTGTTCCAAGGGGTTGTACCATCGCCCCGCTTTGCTTTTCCGGTATCGCCTTCAAACTGTAATTGCCGATTTTTTAAAACCGGGTTTTGGGCGGCCAGCTGAGCCGCTGTTAAGTCGGGCAGAATAATCCGTCCGCTTGTACTTTTTCCTGCCATTTTTACCTCCTGTCACCGGAGGCATGGCCGCCCCCGGTTTATGTTAATTTTAAAATAATTATGGCGCTGCTGACGGTGGCTGATTTTTTACCATTAAGACGATTGATTTCTAGCATAAGCACCTCTCGAATCTTCTAATTTCTTTCATACAGCAACGCCCAGTATTCCGGCATCGTAGGATTGATTACAGCATCATCGTCGGGAATGCCATCCCAGCTCCCCTTAGGCAAATTGTGGCTTTTCACACAAATATAGGGTTTCCCTTTGTAAAGAACAACCGCGTAGAGAGGGTATACGGTTGGATTCTGTGATACCACACCATGCCATTGAGTCCATTGTTCTAACATTCCAAGGCTGGGTACAACGGGTCTCAAATTCATCCAATGGGTATGCCCGTCTCCTATTTTTATAATGCCTTCCTTGGTTATAAAAAGCTGCCCATCTTTTAAAATGGGATTGCTTGTCTCTAATTCGGCGGCGGTCTGTTTTAGAAAAATTCTTCCTTCGGTTTCTTTATTCGCCATATCCGCCACCGGCCTTTCTATTTACTAGGGAAAAGCCCCCCCCCCGATTGCTTTTAAAGCAACTAATTTTTAAGTAAACTTTTTGCATTTTTATTGTCCTCCATTTTATTTTATAAGACTAATTTTATTTCGATAATATCGTCTGTCCGCAGAAGTTTTGCGCTGTCGGACAGGTCGGTACTCGCGCCGCTGGCCCCTTTAATATTCCCGGTTTTTGTCCAGGCATTTGACGCTTTGTTATAAACGTCATAGGTCGCGGTATTCAGATAAAAATCGGTGTTTTTCCCCAGGCTGGCGGCGGGGGCTGCGGCTCCAAACAGCCAAGTTGCGCCATCGGCTCCTTTAGCTCCGGGTGCTCCGTCTTTCCCATTGGTGCCATTCGTACCGTCTTTACCATCAGTTCCCGGTGGGCCTGCTGGCCCGGTCGCGCCTTTGATGTTTCCTGTTTTGGTCCAGGTTCCACTTGCTTTGCTGTACAAATCAAAATTGCTGGTATTGATGTAAAAATCTCCGGCCTTCCCCTGGGTAGTCGGGGCCGCGTTTCCAAACAGCCAGGTGGCTCCGTCGGCTCCTTTGGCGCCGGGCGCACCGTCTTTGCCGTTGCTGCCATCTTTTCCGTTTTCCCCATCACCGCCGCGGGGGATCATAATGTTTAAGACTGCGTCTGTTTCGGTTCCGCTATTGTTCACAGCGGCTTGTGTTCCCGGCGCTCCGGTCGATACTGTTCCGACCCGAACGGTCGCGGCTTTTCCGTCTTTCCCATTGGCCCCATTCTCTGGGACGGCTTTTTTATCGGTCTTTGTCCCGTTTATCTCCCAGTAACCGTCGCCGGATATGGAAATTTCGGGCGAAACACCGTCAACGCCGTTGCGTCCGTCTTTCCCGTCTGTGCCGGGTGGCCCGGTCGGTCCCTGGGCCTTTTGTCCGGTATCCTCCCCGTCGATATAGAAATTTCCGTTTACTCCGATTGTAAGAATACTGGTATCGCCTTTTGCGCCCCGGCTGGGCTTCCCGGTGTCGACGCCGTTCACAAACCAGTTTTCATTGGCACCAATGGTGATGGTTGGCGTTGCCCCTTCTGGGCCGATTACGTTGTAGCCTTCCGGTGGCGTCGGGTCGCTATCCGCGATAAAGGTTAAAACACCGTTTGTTATCACGGGTTTCCAGGTCTTGACTTTGGCCGCTTCGGTTGTGGCGGTGTTTGCTGCGGTTTCCGCGGTTTCGGCACTTGTCGCTGCGTCGGAGGCTTTGTCGGTAGCGATTCCGGCGCTCGTTGCGGCTGCGTCCTGGCTTTCCTTTGCTGCTTTTGCGCTGTTCGCTGCTTCGGTGGCTTTTGTGCTAGCAGTTCCGGCGCTTTTTTCGGCCGCAGCCTTACTTGCCGCAGCTGCTTCGGCGTGTCCGGCGGCGTCGGTGGCTTCTTGGGCCGCGGCTTGCTCGCTTCTGCCAGCAGCGTCCTGGCTGTTCTTTGCCGATTTGGCACTGTTCGCCGCTTCGGCCGCTTTAGCTGCGGCGGTTTCGGCGCTCGTTGCGGCGGCTGTTCTGCTTTTGTCTGCTGCGTCGGCACTGGCTACTGCGTCGGTGGCTTTTTCTCCGGCGCTTCTGGCACTGGCTGCGGCGGCTTTAGCCTGGGTATCGGCTTCTGTTGCTGCCGTTTCGGCGAAACCTTTGGCGGTTTCAGCGGCTGTTTTGCTTTTGGCTGCGGCATCGGCGTGATCGGCAGCTTTTGTCACCTCTGCCTTTGCAAGGTCGACTTGCTTTTCTGCCTTTTCACGCTCAGTGATCACCATTTGCATAAACTGATCTAAAATATCCGGGTCCTCTGGGGCTTCTCCCGGTATGATGTCCACGCCAGATAAGCCGCTGCGTTTTGCCGTAAAACTTACTACCGAACTGGTGGCCCGCTTTCCTGCGCTGTTGACGCCAAAAAGGGAAAAGAGTAATTTCATATCATCGGTGTCTTCATTCGCAATGATGGATGCCGGTATGTGATAAATGGTTCCATTTGAAACACCCACAACGGTGGCGCTTTTCTCTAAATCTTCATTGTAAAAAACTGCGGTATTGGTTAAGCCTGTCCAGCTTTTGGGCAAGGTTACCTTAAATTCTGCAAAGTCAACGGCATCGGATACGACAACGGCTGAAAGTGCACTGGCTATACTCTGTTCATTAATCGTTATTTCAAGCAATTCTTATACCTCCTGTTTTTCTCGCTTTTTCCAATACTCGAATACGTTTTTCTAACTGCTCATTTTTATTTAAAATTTCTTTTACGGCCTGCCATGTGATAGACGCCATATCATAACTATTAACAGACACGCCATCCGCTGATACTTCCGGCGGGGAGTCCTCTGCGATTAATCCATAGTGCTTTTTATTAATTCCTTTTTCTAGTTCCATTTTTAGGTTGTATTCGCAGATAACGCCTTTCTGAATAATTTCGCTTGCGCCTGTATAGGGCTTAATATTTGCCTTGAGTTTACGGCTTGACTGATTGTTAAAATTGCCGAAACAGAACACGCTTCCCTCGGGCGTTAAAAATAATAAAGGGCGCGTTGATAATTCTAACGGCACGTCCGCTTCTGTATCATGAGAGCTGCCATCTCCTGCATGAATGGCAAGACATCCCTTTGACCACATCAGCATTCCAGTACGTCCATCGCCTTGATTAAAGCCAAATCCTGTACTATACGCTACTGAACCTAGCCGCGTTACCGTTGGACGCAATTGGCCTTTTGTATTGATATACATAACCTCGCCACCTTTCATCGCGAGTGAGTATACGCCTTCTGTTGCTGAAATTTTTAAATGCTGATAGATCGCCTTTTCTGAAACAACACTTCCTTTTGCATAGACGGTCCCGGCCAGATTAAGGTTACCGGCCTGGTCGCCATATAAAACGTTGGTACCGCTGCTATTCTGTACTTTCAAATTCGCACTTTTTATAATAAAATCGTCAGCGGTCAGTTTTATGCTACCGGTATTCAATGCAGCGTCCCCGCCCGTAATGGCATTTTGAACCGCCAATGTGATGGCTGATGGCTCCAGCTTTATTTCTGCATTATCTACCCGGCTTTTTAAACTGTTGTGGCTGTCAATGGTGGTATAGGCCTTTGAAACGTCCAGTAAAATACTGCCCGCCTTTGTGCTGATTGCGCCGTTCATCTGCTCGGTGGTCGAGTAGTTTTTTAAGGTGTCTTTTGTCGTGTAGGTCTCGCTGACGCTTTGGCTGATTTCTCGCTTTGTCTGCTCAATCGCAGATGAAAGCGCTGTTGTCGTGGCATAATCCCCGAACTTACTTTCATGCTCGGTGACTTTACTGCTCAGTCCGTCAACGGTCAATGTCAGGGCCGCAAAGGCGTCTTTCAGTTTTTTACTGGTGCCGCCGCTTTCAATGGTACTGTCTGAAATTAAACCTTGTATCTGGCCGCTTTGGACGCTTAAATTGGTTTCCAGCGACTGGGTGGTCGTCTTTAATTCCTCTGTTGTGGTTTTTAACTGGCTGAACAGTACGTCTAAGGTCTGTCCGCTATCATCGTAGGCAATGAGGGAACTTTTGATGGTTTCGGTATTGCCGTTGATCTCTGTTACCAGGCTTGGAATATTAATCTTCCCGCCGTCGATATTGGCGTTTGAGTTAATCATAATATCGACAATTAAGCCATCTGGGATGGCCCCTTGGTGTATGCCGTCGGTGTCAATGATCGCCCCTTCGCCGTCTGGTCCCTGTAGGATAAAATTAAAGCGGCCAAAGCCGTCCTGTCCAATCTGTAGCCTTACATTGCCGTCGCCGTCCTTAAACTGCTGGGTCGGCCCGTCGATAAGGATTCCCCCGTTGTCACTGGCAATTCTGAACTGGTTGGTGCTGATGGTTCCGGCCAGGAGGTCTGCAACATAAATCCGGCTGGCAATTTCGTTTTTGACAAACAAGGCGTCCACGGTGACTTTATCCGACGTCAAAATTAATGATTGAATATTGTCGGACGTTAAGTTTCCGTTGACCAGGTCTTTGATTTTGGCCACGTCGATTTCTGCGACGCCGATCCGCGCCACAGCGGCTTCCAAATCGGCAATGGTGGCTTTTCCGGCCAGCAACTCACCGATCTCTGCATAGAGTGCATGAAGCTCGGTGATGGTCGCCCGTGTGGCTTCCAAATCGCCGATTCTCGCCACGGCAGCCGTTAAGTCCTGTATGGTTGCCTTAATGATACTTGCCTGTGAAATTGCGCCATTTATCGCGGATAAAGTGACCGTGTTATTACTGTCTGTAATATTACTGACCGTGTTGTTTGTGTTGTTCTGTTCCTGCTGAATATCGGCAAAGGAATAGAGCTTGTTGGCAATTTCGCAGGTATTCAAAACGGGCTTATCGGGATAAGTGGTCATTTTGACAATCCGCTGTTTTTCCCGTGTCATGGTTTTACGGTCAATGAGGGTAATGGTATCGCCCAGCTGGTAAGATAAAATACTGTATTCGGCGGGCTTGGCTTTTGCCAGGTCGATCACATCGGCTTTGTAGGCAATGGTGACACGGGCCATTTCGTCAAGTTTGGCCTGGGCGTCCTCTTTTAAGCTCTGCTTATCCGTATACCGTTCGTCTTTCCAGAACAGGGTTTTGATTTTTGTGGTGTAACGGTGGTTTTCAACGTAGTCTTTCCCGCCGTTGATGTCGGCAAAGGTTAAGCCGTCTTTTCCCACGGCCTGGACACGGGTGTAAAAATCATAGCTGGTTTTCTGAACCTCTAACTGCTTAAGGTTCAGGGAATCCATGAAATAGACGCCTTTATCCTCGCCCATGTGCTCATACACATGGACCATTTTTGCCAGGGTGTCCAGCTTCACTTCTACCCGGTAGGTTTTAATGGCCTGCTGCAACACGTCCCAGGCGCTGCCTGAAAGCCTGAGCGTGCGTTTGCGGGTGACGCCGTGGTTGGTGACGTTCCACCCGGTTCCGGCAAAGGCGGTGCGCAAGGCGGCGTCGATGGTCTGTTCGATGGTTTCAAAATCCTGCCAGGGTTTGCCGACAAGGCTTTCGGTGTTCAGGTCGGCCTTGATCTGCACCCAGGCGCTCCCACTTGTGGGCAATACCTCTTTTACAACGTATTCTGCCTCCTGGGTCTGGAGATAGCATTCATTTTCAATGCGCCCGGCCTGTTCCAAAGGATAGTAAAAGCTTAAGGTCCCGTCCCCGCTCTGCAGGGTACTTTCTAGGCAAACGTTATTGCATTGGCTCAGGTTTGCGATCCGGGTTTTGGTATTCTTGTCAAAGAGCTGTATGATCAATTCTTTCAGCTCCTTTCTGTTTTAAGGCTGTGGGGCGATCATGAATGCAATGCACATCAAATCTTTGGGCTTAATGTCGGTGGTGGACTTTAAAAGTTCCTTCTGGGTGACCAGTTCCAGGTCAACGGATATTTCCAGGTCGTTAACCTCCTGCACGGCGGCCTTGTATTCGTCCAGGGTATAACCTTCTTTCGGGACCAGGAAGCCTTGATCGTCTGTTTTATATGCGCCTTTTTCATCGACTTCTAAATATTGTTTTTCGATTTCCTGTGTTAATTCAAAATAGTCGTCAAGCTCTGTTTTTAACCGTTTATTGTTTTTCATGATCTTAAGCACTACGCCCATCGGCAACGGCAGGCTTCCCGCCATTGCCAGGCCCGTCGCATTTTCTAAAAGTTCTGTGTTGGTCATTGTCTTTTTCATGATTTGCTCTCCTTATTCTGTACAGGGTTGTTGGCTGTTTGGGCCTGTTCCATATTGGCGGCATTCATGGCTGTACAGACTGCTTTTACTTTGTCCTGCATGGTATAGACAAAATCCTCAAAGTTGGTTTCGTCCTGACGGACCTGCGCCCGGTTCTCCCGGTATAAATCCTGATGACTGATATAGGGCGCTTGAATCTGCACGTTGTCGGGATTTTCAAAATCGATTTTGGCGTTAAAGTCTTTGACCAGCACGCCGTCGATCTCACTGGACCCGGACAAGGTCAAATGGTTGTTTTTCATTTTTAACATTTTGGGTTCCTTTCTAAAAAAACCGCGGATAATACAGAATCGTCATATCCACGGTCTTTTTACTTAATTTTATGGTGTTCTCGCCGGGCAGTACCCGCGGTACTTCCCAGAAATCCACGTCAGGCAGCTTGTTACTGCTGCCCTCCTCGGTAATTAATCCGGTTTCGCCGTTCAATATTATTTTCTTTCCGGCTTTCAAGTTTCGAACTGTGATCGGGCTGTCGCCCAGTCCTTCGATGGACAATACGGTTTCGGTTGTTGAGGGGGTAATCTCCACAACGGCTGGCGATTTTAAATTGCCCTTGTTTTTAAAGGTTGTTTCTAAACTTTTAATAATCTGCTCTTTTTTCTGCTTTTTAACGGCAAAGCCCTTATATTCAATGGTATATCTTACAGCCGTTCCCATTGTGTTGATTGTTTCCTGGCTGGCGCTGGTCATAACCACCTGATAAAGAAAATCGCGTCTGTCCAGCGTTAAAATTCGTGGTTCAAGGCAGAGAGCCGCTAAATGGCTTATATTTTCTTCTACCTCTGCCCTTGTCTCTCCTTCAAAGAGCCATTCTACTCGTATGGTTTTAAAGCCTGGTTCTCCTTCCAGATATAAAGGACTTAAAAACCGCGTTGGCCACTCACTGTTGTTTGTGACCTCTGCTGTCTCAACTTCGGTATGGATTTGTCTGGCGCCAAATTTTGTGCAATCTGTTTTGTCAATTTTCATTTTTTGGCCCTCCACGCATCAAGCCCCAGGTCGTTGTCTACAATATCCCTTATGGCTCCACGGTCTACCACCACTTCTGGCGTCGTGTTGAATTGCGGAAAAAAGGCCTGCATTAAGCTTAAGATTGTTTGCAGCACTGCCAGCATTTCTTTATTGTTTTCTGCCATTGCTTCTTTAATATAATCTTTAAGCACACTGATCGGCAGAACGGCTTCGGGGCCTGCTTCCCCACCGCCTAGCAGACCGTTTCCGTTTGCCCCGAAAATAGTCGGTTGTGTCAGTACGCCACCTTTGGCATACCATTGAATATCAAAATGCGGTACAGACGGCGGATTAAGGCTAAAATTTCCCCATACGTTCAGGTGTGGCATTTTGATATGCGGAAATGACAGTTCCCCACTAAAAATACCTCTAATAGAATCCCAGATACCGGAAACACGATCCCATATCCCTTGAACCGCTCCAACAACACTGTTTTTCATATCTATAAATCTGCCAATTGTATTTTGATAAATACTTGATACGGCATTTTGTACAGGGCCTGGTAATGAGTTCCAAACATTTAATAAATTCTGTTTCAATCCCTCGCTGTCTCCGGCCATCGCTGATCGCAATGCGCCGTAAAGGCTACCGGCAGTGTCTCGCATTCCTTGTGTAGCATTTGCAACATTGTCTTTTAGTGCGTTGAATTTTTCCGAAGCTCCATTTTTAATGTTTTCGACGGTTGAAGATATATTATCGCCTAATGTGTTCCAGGCGTTTGACGCTGACGTCTTGATATTCTCCCAAAGTCCACCTAGCCAGCCCGAAAAGCTTTCCCATACGCCTTTTAGCCATTCTGTAATATTTCCCCAATTTTGTATAACCGCAATTATTATGGCAATGGCCGCCGCTACTGCTGCGATTATTCCAATAATAGGAAGCAATGGTATTTGTAAACTTGTCACTGCCACTGCTACTGCTATAATCGCTGGTGCAAGTAAAGTAAGAACTGCAATTAAACCGCCCAAAATAATCACAAAATTTTGCACTGGTTCGGGTAGCATTGAAAAGAAATTCCCTATCTTTTCGATTAAATCGGCAAAGAATGGTAAAACTGTATTTGCAAACTCTGCTAATTTTTCACCTAAAGGGATAAGGGCGTCCTTTACTTTTCTTATGCTTCCTTCCATTTTTTCAGACGGTGTTAAAGCGTCGTCGGCCATTTTCTGCGCAGCGCCTGCAACATCTTGATATTTTCCTTCGACACCTGTCATTGCTTCAATGACCTTTGTTCCTGCGTCCTCGCCCAGGCTCCCAAAAATTTGAGAAATAGCCGACGCTTTTTCCTGCTCGCTGCTCATGTTTGATATTTCCTGACCTAACATCTGGAACAGCTCTTTATTTGTACCGCCCCCAGCTTTCCATGTATCGAACAGGGACTGGAAATTACCGCCCAGATTCTGAACAGCAGTTTCGATACTCCCGTCCGATACTCGAATACCAAATTCTTTGACCAGGTCATTTACTTTATCCAGGTTATAAGCGCCGCCGTCAAGCCCGGCCTGTAAGATGTCAAACATTTCATTTGCTGAATAGCCGTTTTCCTCGAATAAGGTGGCGTATTCTGCCAGGTTATCCCCTAATTCGTTAGTTTTATCTAGGCCGTTCTGCGTACCTCTGGCCAGAAAGTCCATTGCGGTTTGTGCGTCCATTCCAAAGGTTGTTATAAGCGCATTAACGCCCCGCATGGACTCGTTCATGTCGATTCCAAATTTATCATCAAGGGTTACTGCCTGGGCTGTTATGCTTTGTAATGTTTCATTATCCAGGTTTTTGATGTTCTTTTTTACGGTTATAACCGCGTCGGCCACGGAATCCATAGAATCTCCGATTCCCTGCTCAAAAACGTCTTTGACAACGTCCCCGACGCCCTGGGCTTCCTCCTCGGTCAAATTAAAATAAGACTTGATCTTCGACGTTGCGCTTTGCATATCGTCGGCAGCTTCAAGTCCTTTTGAACCGATATCCAGAATTTTATCACCGACACCGGACAATTGCTCCGCGGCCTCGATCATGGTGCCGCCTTTAATGGCTTCGCCTACGCCGTCCATACCCTCCGCTGTTTCGTCGGCCTTTTGTCCCAGTTTGTCCAGCTCTTGCCGAACGTTCTCGATACTATTTCCGTCGTCTACCTGGTCAAGGGCGTCTTTCATTTTTCCCAGGTCCGTATCTGTCCCCAGGGCTGCTTTTCCAATTTTATTGATTGCCGCGTCCAGCTGGTCCGCCGTGGCTGTTCCGTTTCGGATTGCATTTACGGTCCTGGTACCTAAAACGTCGGCAAAATCTTCTACACTTTTTCCCGTGGCAGAAAAGAAAGTGTCCAGGCGTTTTGTATTTGCCGCCAAACGGTCCTGCTCAGCGTATAACCCGCTTAATTGGCTGATATAGCTGTTTAAAGTTCCTTCGGTTGTTTCTACTTGCCGCCTGAACTCTCTGTACTGTTCTGCCCCAATATCGCCTTTTTTGAACTGCTCCTCTACTTGCCCCTGAGCTTGTTTAAGAGCGCTCAGCTTTTCCGTTGTGACGGCGATTTGATTGCTGAGCATTTCTTGTTTCTGAGCCACAAGTTCCGTATTTCCGGGATTAAACTTAAGTGCCCGGTCGATCTCTTTAAGCTCTTTTGTTACTTTTATGGACTGGTCATTGATACCTTTAAGGGCGGTGTCAAGCCCTTTGGTCTCGCCGTCCAGAACAATGGTAATTCCTTTAATTTTTCCTCCGGCTGCCAATGGTGCCACCTCCCTTTTTAAAAGCGGTCAAAATCAGCCTGCGTTGCCCTTCGGCTACGCCTTTGCTTTTTCTTTGTTTGCTTATTGTTTTCGATGAACTCGTACACGTATTCCATACACATGCCAATGGTCATTCCTTCCATTTCGGTGTCCGTTATGCCTACCTGTTTACATAGGTATTCAAAGGATTCGAGCGTTAAAGGAGTGCTGCTGGCGTATGCTTTATCGATTTTTTTTTAAGGTTCATGGTATGGCTGATCAATTCCTCAGCTTCCGGCCAGATTTCAAAAAGTGGGAACTCCTCAAATTGTTCAAGCCATTCTTCTGGGTCTGGTATGGTTTTATCCGCTGTTTTTGCCAGGGTCCATACAATGTCATACATCAGGTCCATTTCAATGTGTTGAATGTCCTCATAGGTTACCTGAGACAGGTCAAAAGCTTTCTTTTGTTCTTCGGTTTCCTGCACCTCTGGATTATCCTGTTCTAATTCTTCGGGGGCTTTTCCTGCCCCCATTGCCTTTGCCAGCTTAAGCAGTTCCGCAAAATAGTCTTTATGGAACTGCTTTTTATACTTTTTCGGCGTCGCGGCATTGCTCTCCAGCCTTACCTTTTTGCCGTCAATCTCTACTGTTTTCTGCATATTATCACCTCATTAAGCCGACGTTTTTTTCGTGTATACGGCCTTATACCAATTGTCATAAACCGCCTGTGGTGTCTTTGGTGTCGTCTTTGTTTTAACATAGGTATCCGACGGCCGCGGGCTTGCCACAAATTTAAGTTCATTGGTGTTTGGCTCTACGGTATCGGTATTTGTCTTTGAAGCAACGGTCGGGCGGCTGGCTGTGCAATTATAGAGTACGTGGCGTGTCGCCTTTACGTCGCCGTCAAATTCAAACATTAGCGCGAACGGGCTTGGCTTTGCGCTCTGGATTTCATTCAGAACATAATCCTGTTCGTCCATCTTTTCCCCTAGGCAGTCCTGGGCAAATTGATTTCCTATCTTTGCAATGGTCATTGTTCCGTCGTATCCCTGGTTGTTCGGCGCGCTATAATAAAGCATGTCGTCTGCGTAAAATTCGATCATATCGCCACGCGGCTCCAGGCTGAGTTCTACGGAACCCTGCATTTTCACCGGGTCCGCATAGGTAAAAGAACCATCTTCACCGATAGTAATTTTTGAGTAATACGCATTTTTAAGGCCATACTCAACGGTGTTTTCTACTCTTACATTTTCTTCTGGCATTTTAAATTCCTCCTATATCATATTAAACTCGTAGGCCGTTTCCTGCATTTTTTCGCTGTCTATAAAAGCACTGTATTTCCGATAGGTTAAACCTAAATTGTTCAGGGCTTTTTCTATAATGCTTTCAGTTTCCGGGTCTTTTTTAGCTGTATAAAGCTCCACGGTTATTTCCCGAACGGCCTTATAATTGGTATTATCTGCGAAAAGATCGTCGTTTCCGTCCTCTAAGTAAACCAAATAAGGAAGCGGCGGCGCTTGCCCCACTTCCCAACTGTTATAAACAACCGGCAATCCGGTTTTTTTTAATTTCTTGTATAATTCTTCTAAGGTCACTGTTTCACCGCCTTTTTAGCCGCTTTGATAAATTCGTCAATGGCTTCCTGTTCCACTGTTTCTATATGGACAATCGGACGGGTCCGCCCGCCGTCTGCTTTGGCGTGGCCTTTTTCCAGCAAATGTGTTAACTGGTAGTCGGTTTTATTATGGATAATATAGGGCTTCTTTTCTTTTTTAACCCGCCACCCTTTCCGATATGACCCGGTTAACTTTGGGCTGACCGTTCGCAGCCGTTTCGCTGCTTTCTTCGTGATCTGATCTTTTGAATCCGTCAGGTCCTTTTCTACGGCGGTAGTATAGGTTTTAAGGGCTTTTGTTATTTCAGCCCCTAAATCAATCATTTTGCCCCACCCCTTTTTTAGTGCCGCATGTCAATTCGATTTCTTCGGTTCCCACCTCAAAGGTTTTAATGACGCTGTAACGTTTCCCCTCGAACTCCACAAGCGGCTCCCCGCTGTATTCGTAGGCGTGAACCGTCAAAATAATTTCTGGCTTAAGGTCAAATTGTTTGGCATCGTAAAACTCAGAACGCTTCACGGACTGCCTTTTACATAAAATTGTCTGTTTTGTTTCTGCTGCTCTCTGGTTTCCGATTTCGTCGGTTATTACTTCCCCAGGCTGAATTAAGGTTACTTCCCAGTTATACATTTTTGGCCGTCCTTCCTCCGTTTATGAAAAGGTTATTGAGCCGCCACTTTAAGTGACGTGGCATATCCCCGCCGCCGTGATTGTTATATCTGAAAACCGCAAAATCCACCAAAAACATCAAGTGGGCGGCATCCTCCTTGTCAAGTGTCAATCCTTGTTCGTTTTTTAACTCTGAAAGGATACCGTTGATGATGGCTTTCAGGTAGCTATCCCGGATCGTTGTTCCTGGGGATATACCTAAATTTGCTTTTACTAACGGTAAAGCTTTGTCCGTCATGGCTGCCGCCCCCTTTCATTATTCCGCGGCAACCGCTGCGGTTGCTTCGCTTAAAATCACTCCCGAAAATTCACCTGTTCCGGTTGCCTGAACCTTCATAAACTTTCCTTGAACATCTGCTGCAAGTTTTCGTGTCTTTCCGGTTGCCCCTTCAACGTCCGTATACTCGCCATCTGCGGTGTCTGCCGCTTTCCACTGGTAAGAACAGGTCGCTCCTGCCGGGGTAATATCCGCGGTTAAGGTTTGCCCCACCTGGGCTGTTCCGTTAATCGTAACTGCTTCAAGCGGGGTTTTTACTCCCCCAGTGTCACCTCAACAAAAGCTTCTGGCATGACGGGTTTTCCATCATAGCGGCCCAGTCCGCGAATTGCTGTCTGATACTCTCTAAACTTCACATGTTCGGACGCGTCTACCCGCGGGCTTTCACGTTCCACTAGGGTATATTTATCAAACACACCAAAAATCAATTTATTTTCTGCAATATAGTTGCTGAAAACAACGCGTAACCCTAAGAAGTTTGGCTGTGCCAGGTTTGGCAGCGAAACGACGTCTTTCCCTGCTGCGTCGGTATGCAGCGTTAAGGTAGCAATTTTTCCGTAATAGGTTTTCCGGTGCATTACGGCTACAATTTCGCCCGTTGCGTCATTTCCAGTGTCAATTTTTCCCAGTAAAGGAATTATTTCTTTATAGTCGGCAGCCACCGTTGCTTTGTTTTCCGTCGGTATTTTGGTTAAAATCCCTTCTGGCTGTTTAGCACCTGACCCTTCACCTACTGCAATCGCTTTGTCGACGGCCATTGCAATGCTGCGAGCAATGCGTTTTGTCAGGTAATCATCAAGGTTAATAATTGGCTGGCTGTCCTCTAACAAGGAATTGTCGATGTAAACAATGCGCCCAACCATAAACCCGTCAAATTCGACGGCGGTCAGCGCTGTGTCGTCGTCCTCTGCCAGGCTCGCCCCGCGCTGGTCAATCCAGGTAGCTTCTTTTGTGTCTACGTCAAGAATCAGTTTCACCCGGCCTTTTGCATACACCTTATCAACTAACGGATAAAGGGTGGTATAATCCCCGATTCTCTCTCGGATACGGTTAACCACAATATCGGGGATAATCAGCTCTGCCCCGGTATCTGTCCCCGGTAAAACATTGCCGTTGGCCCGGCGTGCACGCAAATGCGTCCTCAGATCGGTATAAAAATCTAACACCTCACGGGTAAAATACTCCTGGTGTGCCGCTCTTGTTGTGTACTCTTTAGCTTTAGTTCTTTCCTGTCCCATTTCTTCTTTTTCTCCTTCTTTCGGTTCTTTCGCTGCAATCTCCAATAATTCCTTGTCGATTTCTTCGATTTCTCTTTCCAGACGTCCTATTTCTTTATCATTGTCGGCTTTTTCTGTCTCCAGCTCTTTTCCTGCCTGGTCTACCAGTTCAATATCTTCTGGGCTTTCTGCCTCCTCTAATGCCTTTTCGAGGTCTGTTGCTCTGGTCCTAAACGTCTTGTCTTTTTCTCTTAGTTTGTCCAGTTCTCCGCGTTTCTGTTCTTTTTTCTTATTCAACACAAGCTGTCTTAACATTTTTAATTCGCTCCTTTACTTCTTTTTTACGCTGTTCAAGCTGCCTTTTTTGGTGCTGCTTGACTTCATCATGCCGGGCCTGCACGCCTGTCCCTTCATAAGCCGGGAATGTGCAGACCGATACCTCATATAATTTCACTTTTTCCAGAATCCATTTGACGCTTCCATCGTCCCGCCACTCGGTCTTTTCTTTCAAAATATCGAAACCGAAAGAACACTGTGTGACGTCACCACGCCTTACCCGCTCATACATGTTCATAGCGTCCATATCGTTTGGGTTTGTTTTTATGCTCCCCCATAATCCGCGGGCATCTGCCTTAAGTTCAAGTGTTCCGCTGGTATTTCTTCCCAGTACCAGGGTTGTATCATGGTTGATTAACGCCCGAATATCTTCGGACAGTGTTTCGTTAAATGCGTCTGGGCTGATTTCTTCATAGGCCCCTGGCCATAGCTCTGTTTCCTGGTTAAAAACGGCAAAATAACCTTCAATGACCTTTTCTTGGGTTCCATCGTCCCGCGTGCTCAAATTGGCGATTAATGCCGTATCTCCTGTTTTGAAGCTTCTAGTCTGGTATTTACTCTTTCTTTCCATCTTCATCACCTCCCCATAATTTTTTCTGGTCCCCGATTTTATCCGCCGGGATAAAGTTTTCAAGTATCTTCAACTCGTTCAGTCCTTCACGCCACTCTAAGCCGATCCAGTCCCGGACCTCCTCACCTGCCATAATGCCATGTACGTATAGATTGTCCCCAATGTTTGCCAAATCTTTAATATCATAGTCATATAAGCTGCGGATATTACAACGGAAATACCAATCTGGGTTAAAAATTATATCTCTGGTTAGCGTCTGTTCAATGGTCTTTGCCAGTGAATGAATTGTCCCGGAAATAAAATTGTTATACTCTTCTTTCTTGAAATCACCGACGCCCACAAAAAAAGCCGGAACCCCAAAGATTCCGGCAACGGTACGCTTATCAATTTCCACCCCTTCACTGATGGCGATGTCTTTTAAGCTCAACGGCTTAACTTGCTGCACCTCGATTAAATCACTGGGGATAATCCAGGGACGGCCTGTCTCTGTTCGTGTGAGATACATTTCTTCAATTTCGCGCTTTCCATCTTCCGTTGTAAATTCTTCTGTTAACCCGTCCACCTTAACAATTACGTTCGGCATGTATTTACCGCCCATGAACGCTTTTCGCGTGTTTGCGGCCTGCCTTAAATTGGCAGTAACGTCTTTTAGGTTTACACGGTAACCTGTCCCCAAATAGGGATGCTCTGGGTCTGGATTGATGGCAAAATGTATTATTTCATCTGGGTTAAAAACCTTTGTACCGTACTGTATCTGGTACCCTTCATCTGTATTAACAAAGCTTAATTTTGAAGGTCTTAACGGCTTTAGGTTCTCTAACAGTCCGTCTTTAAACTCAGGATAAATCACCGCGTTTCCTTCCCCATATAAAAGAAGGTTTGAAACAATGGTATAAACCCAGCTTTTCCTTGTCATATACTGGCAAGGTTCAATGTCAATTTTACGGGCCAGTTCATTTTTCAAACGAACGTCCCCGCTTTCCCGGTTTTCAAACAGGCGTATGGTCATGTTCGAGATAAGGTCCGCTATCCGATGAACCGCTATTTTTACCTCTGGATTATCACAAAGCCTGGTGTATCCTGGTATTGCCAAAGTATCCCAGGCGGCCGATGATAAAAGCCATTTTTCGGCGTTTTCCTGATCGCCTGTTTTATCCGGCTCAGACCGGATACGGGTCCGGTTTAATCTGTTGTTAATGTTCATACTTCAAAATTCCTTTCTTATCCTCCTGCCAGAAACGCTGCTGCAGTATCCGACTTGCTTAAATCTTCCAGCATATTGACCGCGCCAAAAACACCCGCGTCAAAAAGGTCAATACGCTGTGTGCCGCCATCGCCGTCCACTTTTTCATACTGAATCATGTCGTCTGTTTTTTCGATGGCTCTTACATTCTGGACGCAATATTCAAAGGCTTCATTATGCAAGTAATAAAATTCCCCTTCTTTGGCCTTTGTTTCAATGCGCCGGAATCCTTCAGATTTTTTATAAAAATACTGTGGCTGGTCTTGTATCCTGAACTTTGCTTTCTTCATCAATAAGAAAAATTCCCGTCCAAATTTTTTATCAAAACCAACCATTTTGATCCTAAAGCCCAGCTTTCGCATTTTGATAAACCAGTTCACAATATCGGCGTAATGGGTTGTTGGTGTGTTGCTCATGGTTAGCACGCCGTCGTCCTCCCAGCCAAACAACGGAATACCGTCTTCATCAGCTTTTAACGTTGCGGCCACAATCGGGAAAAAAGCGTGGGTGATACAAATATCAATGCTTTTTCCTTTGTAAGTATAGTTTCCATAGAGACACGCCGCTGTAAGGTCGTGTAGTTTGGATAAATCGGCCCCGCCATACCACCTGATCGGAAGCTTAGCCAGCTCTTTCAGCGTCCAATTGTATTTACGATCCGATTGCCTGAATTCATTAATATTAAAATAGGCTTTCATGGCCGCGGTATAAACATTCAATGATTTCGCAAAAAAGTCTTTACGCTGCTGCGGATCGTTCTGCGCCTGCAAAGCGTCGTTTAAAATATCCTCTGGCCTGATGGATACCCCATACGCCGGATTTGCCATTTCATGTATTTTAGGGTTCGTATAATCGACGTTCCCTTTTTCGTCCTGATCGGCCTTGCAAATAAAAACAAAAAAAGCTTCTGTCTCTACGGTCGTTACTGTTTTATCCAGTATCTTTTTACAATACTCCAACCGTTTATAACAAAAACTATTCATATTGTCCCCCGCTGTCGTTATCCCAATCATGAGCTTATTAGTATAGGCTTTCATAGCTTCTTTTATGATATTGTACTGTTTGGCCGTTTTATAAGCGTGTATTTCGTCCGCGATGGCGATATTACAGTTTAGGCTATCCTGTCGATCTGGATTCGCAGCCAACGCCTGGATAAACAGCGCCCCTTTTCCGATCGCTCCGCTTATGCTGTGTTCCTGGTTATTGTCGATCACCCGAAAGTTTTCTTTTTCTCCCATCATTTCCAGATTGAAGTTGATAAAATTAAAACTCTGTAACGCCTGATTTAAAGCCGCGGCCACGATATAAACCTTTGAACCACTTTTTCTTTCTAAAAGTCCTAACGCCCAGGCTAGAGCCGCCGCGAACGTTGTTTTTATATTTTTGCGCGGAATAAAAATAAACGCCTCTTTAAAGCGCCGTATCTTTGTCCCTTTCTTATAAAATCCTAAAAGGTTATAAATAATAAATTTGTGGTATGGTTCGAGCAAAAACGGCTCTCCTCTAAGCGGCGTACCGTCCAGCCTTTCCCCTTGTGCGTGTACAAAAGTTTTTTCAATTGCCCTAATTACCCATTCAGCGTCGCGCGGGTTAAATTCATATCCTGGCTTTTTCAAATCTTCTAAGAAACGGGTACAGCCCTGTATCTGCTCTTTACATGCAATTTTCCGGCCCTCTACAATGCTTGTGGCATATTCCATAACCAAATCATAATTTTTGTATTTTTTAGTCATCATCAAAAAGTGCCGCCAATCTTGATTTTTTCTGTATGTCGGTTGTCACGGATTCTACGGACTTAGGATTTAAGCAAAGCCGATCAGAATAAGTCACAATGTCTTTTCTTAGGCTTTCCAGAGTTGAGACAAGGGCAGACTTTTTTGTCCCTCCAGCTGCGGTCGTGGTTTCATATTGCCGCCCGCCTTGTTCAAATGCAACGCTGACTTGATAATACTGCTCTAAAAGTCCGGCGTAAATGGTAATCATGCTGTCATATTCTGGCTTGTAAACGCCCAGTCCCTCCATGTCCTCTACTACCTGTTCTTTTATACTCTTTTGCTTATAACCTATAATGTCTTTTCTGCTTTTTGTTGCCACAGTCTCACCCCCTTCAAGGTAAAAAAAGTTTTTTGGAAAGTCGCTCTATTGGAAAGAGTTCCCCCCACCGGTCCCCATTTCAAATTTTTTAAAATCGAACTGAGGGGGGGCTTGCTTTTTAGTCATTAACGATTGTTGCATTAAAATTTTCTTCCATTTCTTTTTTAATTCGCTCAAATACATTTCCATATTCTTCCATGACAAAATAAACATCGAAATATTCTTTTCCCTCTTCTTTTTCGCCTAAAAACGTCTCAGTTTCTCCAAAGCTAAAATTAATAACATCGAAAATGAAGTTTCTTTTAATTCTGTTATTAATTGCTTTTTGGTAAGCTGCTGAAAATCCTTCTTTTATTTTTACTCGATATTGTGCTTCTAACATTCTTTTTTCTCCTCTTCCTTTACCCATCGTTCAAACTCTGTCCGCCGCCTTTCCTGCCATTGTTTCCCTAACTCTGTAATGTCTCCGGTCACCCGGTCATGCATTTTGTTGTGTACTGGTCCAGACAAAGAAATTAAATTCCAGTTTACAAAAGCAAGCTCCGGGTATTCTTCCACCGGATAAATATGGTGCACTGTATCTGCAGATACGGTGCGGCCATAGCGCCTGCTCTGCTGGCATATATAGCCATCACGCTTTAATATTCGTTTTCGCTTCTTTTCCCAGCGTTTTGTTTTATATAGAGTATTATTCACTTTCTTTTGTCTTGTCCCGTACTCGCGGCTTATCATAAACAATCTTGTATTTCATGCACCCCGGCAGTCCGCAATATAATATCCGGTCATTAATCTTCTTTGCCCATAAACATTTTTTACAATTTCTGTGTATAAACAGATTTTCTCTCATAGCTACACCTTCACATAAACCATACAATCATCACGGACAGAATAAGCGCATTGACTGGCATACCTTGACCTTACTTCCTGAATATTAAAATCAAAGAGACTCAACAGCTCTGTAATGTCACACCTGTTCATGTTAAATATAATAAAATCTCTCTGTTGGGTTCTCAGGGCTTTCATAAGCTGTAATGTCTTCCCCAGTCCAAAATACTGTTCGTTTGAATAGGATTTTTGATGTGCATTCATATAAGGCGGATCAACAATCATTAAACCTTTTTCGTTCAAATAATCCCGGCCATACATCTTTAGGAACTGTTTATAATCCATCGAGCAACGTACCAGGTTGTCTATAATTTTTAAATAGGCCCTTTGTTCCTCTGTTCCCGTTTCGTTCATGAAATAACGGAAATCTTGAAGTCTTATTTCTGTACTTCTCCTGCCCGAAAAAACAAAATTGTTTGCAAGTAAATGCCAGAATTTTTTATCTATTTTCGATACTAAGTCTTGCAGCACTTCTCTTTTGTCTGGCGGCTGTAGCTCTTTTTGTTTTACCAGTCCCGCCGCCAGGCAATCGGCCACCAGCTTTTCTTTTATATCAAGGTATTCTGGGTAAATATCGAAAAGGCCGTCATAATCATTAATGACGGCCTTTTCGATAATTTTATTATTATATAGATTAACACTTAGAACAGCACTGCCCGCGAATGGCTCATAAACGGCATTGTAACCGCCACGCTTTACAATGTCAGCGACTTCTTTGTAACGGGTCTTTTTATTCCCGCTGAACGGTATTGTCAGCATTTTGTTTCCTCCAAATAAAAAAGCCACCGTTTAAACGATGGCTTGATTCTGAATTGTTTATCTGGACACGCCTAATTTCTGCATCAATGCTTCTTGTAATACCCGTGATACATTCAAATGTGCTGATTCTGCTTCTTGATTTAACCAGTTTGGAAGGGTTACGTTTCTTCTTACGGTTTTATTATCATTCTTTCGTCGATACTCGACAAAGTCAATATCCACCAATGATACATAACTTTCCCCTTCATTCGCGAAGGTCCCTTTTTTCGGATCAACATCTTTAAAATTACTTGGCGTCGGTATATCTGTTTTATCATCTTTTAATGATATTCCCTTTAAACCGATCGCGTCGCGGGCCATATCAATGGCGTCGGCCATGTCCTTTCCTTCTGTTAAAATTTCTAAGTCAGGGACTTCAATTAAAACACAATCCTTGACTTGTGTAAAAATTACCGGATAGATTGTTTTCATTATCTTACCTCCTATGTATATAAATAGTGACCACGGAAATGGGGCTTTAAGCTCCCCATTTCCTTAAAATTGCTTTTGCTAGTGTTTCGTTGATTTCTCTGTGCCGCGGGATTTCTTCTATTTCTTTTCCCCGCCTGTAAACATCGTGCTTAGTGCCGTGACGTTCAAATTCAAAACCGACTTTTTCAAGCTTTTTTATCAGGTCCCTCCGCTTCATTGTGTATCCTCCTTATGTTTATATTATACACACTAAATACACACTTGTCAAGCTTTTTATACACATTTTTTACACATTTTATTGTAATTATAATTAAAGCCAGGGGTTGTCCCTGGCTTTTGTATAAGGCCCTATCTCCTGAGATTTATAGGGTCATGGTCCAAAATATAAAATAAACATCGTAATTATTATAACACGGTATTTTTAACGTGTCCAGAAACCACTTTTTACGCGTTTTTTTCATTTTCAAGCAATTCTTTAATCACATCGTCTGAAAATAGCTGAATTTTAAGTTTATTGATTAACCTTTTTCGATTTCTGGCTACTGTTGGAATACTTTTTTCTATCTCCTGGGCCGTTTCCTCCAACGTCTTTCCCTGAAAATAAATGCTTTCAATAATCAAATAGTATTTATCCCCTTTAATGTGCTTTAAAGCTCTCTCAATAAGGTCAATGCTTTTTCGCGTTCTGGCAATGCTGCGGTTAATGCTGTCTATGGCTTCCTGCTCCATTATTTCATATTCTTTTGTACCGCTGCCGCCGTATTGCGTAATAGAACGGCTTGTCCCTGGAAGCCCGTTCGTTTCAATATCTACTATTTTATCGTCTTTTTCTTTTATGGCTGCTTTAAAATTTTGGTAATTGTATAGTAAATACTCTGTTTTTTGATATGGCGTTTTTTCAGCCTTTATAATCATATTTTCTCTTTTTAGCTGCTCTACAGTCTGATCTACGGCCTTTTTAATTACGCCCGCTGTTTCTTTGTCCACCGTTTATTCTCCTATACTTCATAAATACAATCGGTTGTTTTATAAACCCGATATTTGCCCTTTACAAGCCTTTTTCTAAGCGTCATATGGTATTGTGTACAAAAATATCTCCCCTCTTCTGCTCCTCTAATTTCAAATACTGTAAAATGCCTGTATGGACAATCAGCCGGGCATGTTTTTTCTTTAAAATCTGGTTTCATGATTATACCTTTAGTGACTATCTCAGCTCACACCTTGTAAAAACTTCAATGTCAAATCGAAAGTAATTTCAAAGGCCTTTAACTCTTCTAAGTTCATGTAAAGCCGTCCATAGTGTGTTTTCATTTTTCGCCATACTTCCCACGGTACCCGGTAATACGTTTCTCGGTTCATACAGACCAGAACAAAAACGGTAGCACCCATTGCCCAATGTATATTTAAAGATTCTGTTTGTGCTGGCGTCACTGCTCTTTGTAAAATCCGATCTCCTTCGCTGCTTTTAGCTTCAAACACGACGGTCCGTCCTCCGTCAAGCGTTCCTTTAAAATCCGGCTGCGCCTTTTTCTCAAAAACGGCAACAAATCGTCCCTTATCCAGCCTTTTTATAACGCGCATAGGTTCGGGCGTTTTTTCGATATTTGCGGCTCCTTTTAGGTTGTACTCCCGGCAGGCTGCTTCTATAATCTTCTCAAATGTCTGGCCCTTTTCACGGTTTATATATCCTTTATACTGCTGCCGCGGGTCCTTTTTCCGTTTTGTTTCCATCATATCACCCCATAACACTTTGCTGAAAAAACAAGCGATCCCAGAATGTAGAGGATATAAATATTAATAACCAAACATAACAGTTTCTTTTTTGTCGTCATTATGCCACCTCATACGCTTTCTTTATTTCCTGGTTTACTTCGTCAATTGAAAAATACCAGTTTTCTATCTCTGGAATTTTTAAAATAAACCCTTGTACGTTGCTATCATTTTTTCTTGAAGCAATCACAATTATAGTATTGTCGCTTATTTCGTTAATGGATATATCAATTCCCAAAGGTTTATTATTTTTAATTAAAATTTCTTCTGCATACTGTATAAATCCTACGATCACACCACTTTCATGTCCGCGCTCTGGTATTATTTTTTCTCCGTAAATATGGTTTATTTTTCGGACAAAATTATTTAATGCAATGTCCCAGTATTCCCTTTTTGTTGGTACTATTGATCTAAACTGTTTCATTGGCCTAAATTTAGGGATAACTGAAATTAATAAGGCTTCAAACCCTCCAATTCTGGCCGATTCTGCTACTATAGGTATATTGTAATTTGAAAAATAACCCCTAATTTTTTCCGCATACTCAGCGCCTTGTTTTAAACTTTTGTTTTGGTTCATTCTTCTTTACTCCCCTCTACTCTGTAATAGTCCCCAATTTTGTATTTTTCGTATTCTTCCTGTGTTACCTCCAGAACGGCTTCTTTTACCTCTCCGTCTACGTTGTCGCTGATTGTGAATAAAAACCGTTCTGGTGTGCTTCTCCATGTCGGCACCATGGTTGTATGAAAGCTTTTTCCGTCAAATGTGTTGATCGGCATTATAACCATCTGTGTGCTTGCTGGTTCGTGTTTTTTCTCTGTTATATTTCCGGCTTGTATTGGCACCTCACACCCAGCGACTACGAACAGAAGTACGACGCATAATAATACAATCCCAGCTTTCTTAATATTTTTCATTGAACTTGTTTCCTTTCTTTTCTCCGTTTATTACGTGCAGAACGTCGGCCACGCTGAATGTCAATATTGTTTCTGCACCTGGTAACCGTACAGAAAAAAGCCTTGACCCCTCAACCTGTGCTATTTCACATTTTATTGGTGTCGGTTCGTCAAATACATCGTTTGTAAATTTTAGTTGGCAATTTGTTTCTAGGCGATCAATATTCTTTAAAGCCATGTATCTTTTCTTCCTTTTCATATCTTCTTAACTTTATTCCTAAAATGACATAACCATCTTTGCAGTAGTCTTTATTGTCCAGCACATAGGTAATTTCACACAACAACCAATCATCATTTTCGTTTGAATTACTTATAGTGTGAATGGGGTTCAGCCCAATAAAATCACCGACTTTATAGTCCCTATCTTTTTTTCTAACTTCAAATTGCTTATCTCCGTTTTTTACTTCATCATAATATTTTTTTAGTATTTTTAATTCGTGCAACATTTTTTATCCCTCTATTTCTCCATCCACATTTCTTTTGGGTTTCTTCCCCAATCTGAATTATGTTCTCCATCTTCTCCTAAATATTAAAATCTCTAAAATCCGTCCCATTTTTCATGTGTGCTTGTATACATATTGGCCGCTGCCATGATCGGCAGAACTTTTCAATTTCTTTGCTGTACACTGTCTTTTTTTTGCTGTATTCTCGGTATAGCTGAGCAAAAGGCATCGCTCCGGCATTATATACCTCAGTTAACCTTCTTTCATTTTCTTCTAAATCCCCATCAATTAGCACATAGCACTTTATTTTTTCACGGCTAAACCCGGCAGTCCTGAGCTTGTCACATGCTGTTCTAAAGGCCTTTACCGATTTTGGTGTGTCACAAGCAAGCCAAAGTTCTTTTATTTTTGTCCGTATCTCCGCCACATTTTTTATAAAGTGGTCATCTATTAAGTCTGCTTCTAAACCGCCTTTAAAACAAATACGGCTTTGATTCTGTAGCATTTCAAAAACTTTGTCTTTATGCTTTCTGCTTGTCTGTAAAAAATTGTTATCTTGAATAATGTTCCCCGGCGTAATTGGTAACTCCTTAAGCTTCCCCTCTACTCCTGGGACCATGCACCACGGACAATTGTTGTCGCAGCCACGAGAGGTAAAGGTCACTCCCTGTTTTACATAAAGCCCTGGTGTGAAGTCCGACGCATACGATCTAAAGGCTGGTCCACCAACTTTTACAGGCTTATCCGTAAATCCTTGAAACTGCCATTGCAACATCTGACAAAATTCTCTATCCCACGTAAAAACGCATGAGATATGTATTTCATCAAATTTTGGAAACAAAGAAAGCGCTGGTACTTGCAGTAGTCCGTTTGCTACATAAACAAGCGGCCCTTCTGGTGTGTAACTCGTTCTTTTAGGAAAAACTCTTAATATTTCTTTCATTCTTTATTTTTTCCTTCCTCTAACCTTCGCATACTATAAAATAGATACGGGTACCCGCTGTTTGCCTGAATTCCTTTATATACGGACTCTTTTTCAATGTAATAGCCCTTTTTCGGCTGCGGGTCCTCTGAATAGCTGTTTCGCTTAATAATTTTTGTTTTGATTTTCGGCTTCTTTAAATTCTTGCTGGCATTCCAACGCTTTTTTTGAACGGCGTCTTTATCTCTGAAATTTTTCTCTGTTTCTTTGATAATGTAGCTTGCGAGCTCTCCATACTGGCCCGTATCGTCCAAAGGGTAAATTTTCGGTCTGCCCCATGGCCATGCTTTTCTAATTTCGTCTATGTCAATTTTATTGATAATTAAATGATGGTGGATTACGCCCCGTGAACCTTTTTCTGTTGCTGTGATGTATTTGTACTCTTTTCCCAGTTTCTTATACGCTGCCCGCATTTTCCGTTGAAATTTTTCAAGCTCCTTTTTTGCGGTTCCATCATCTGGGCGATCCGCTTTCCTGTAGGTTAAAATCAAATGATAATCACCACCCGAAAAATTTGTGTTGATCAACCTTCTTAATTTTGTCTCTGCTGCTTTCAGATTCGCCTTTTTTTGTTCCTCCGGGGTTTGCTGTTTTTTTGCTCCTCTTTTCATGCCCCGCTTGTGATACCAGTATGAATATTTCTTTGTTACTTCTATTACTTTTCCTGTTGTCACCATTTCCAGTAGATAAGGCATTGTCCCTGCTCCTCTCTATTGTCGATACGTTAGAACTGTTATCGAGCCTTAAAGCCCGATTTCAAGCCGTTTTTTCCTTGCCTTGCTGTTTCCGAAATGGTATAATAAAAGCAAGGATTTACATAAACCAGTCGGCGGCTTCCAGGCTACAAAACCGACTGGCTTTATTTTTTTATTTACTTTTAGGCCATATCACCCATTAATTTCTTTCTTACTCTTGCTAAAGACCGTTTTGCTTTATTCTGGCTTTTTAAGTGTCCGTCTGGGTCACAATGGCTACACACAAAATAGCGTGGGTCCCTGTAATCTGTGTCTTTCTGGTCAATGGTATACGCTGGTACCGTTTCATGGTATCCACAACGTACACACTGGATATCTACTGTTTTTAAAAGGTTGCTCATTTTGTCCTCGCTTTCTAAAAAAGCGGCGGTACCCCGCCGCCTGGCCTTTACTGCTGCGGTAATAGGCTTGTAATATCCATAATATTGCCGTCACTGGTTACTGTCGGTAACTGGCCGTTCCATTTTTCAAGGAACTGTTTCTGCAGTACTTCTGGGCTGATTGATTCTTTTAATTTCCTGTTGGCTTCTGCTTCTGCATTTGCCTTTTCGATATTCTTTTTATTTTCTATTTCCTGTTGTTCTGCCGCCAGTTGTGCCTTTTGCTTGTCTGCAATGGCTGTCTTGTAACTTTCCTCAAAATCTGCTTCGTTTATTGTTACTTTATTAATATAAAGTACACCCGCTCCATATTTTCCGTCCACGGACTCCTGTAGTGTCTGCTTTACCGCTGGTTCAATACTTCCACGGTTTGTCGCGTCGGCGTCCTGTAAATTGGCGCTGGCACTCTTTACCGCCGATGATACCAGGGCATTACTGATCAATGAATCTTTGTAGTCTGCAACGTTCGCAAATATCCATGCGGACTTTTCCGGTTCGATCTGGTAGGATACAACGATATTTTTGTACCAAATCGCTGTCCGATTTGCGGTTTCTCCCCATACTTGTTCTTCTATGCTTTTGTCCTGCAATTTGTTATTAACGGTTTCAATATTCTGCACAAAAGGAATTTTTAAATTAAATCCGTTTTGTACCGGGGTATCGCTGATCTGTCCAAAGGTTGTCCGAACGCCAGTGTAACCTGTCTTGATAATCACAAGTGACTGAGAGCAAATAAGGGTAAGCACTCCAATCGTGACCACCATCAGTCCCAACGTGGCGTGGCTTTTACTCTTATAATGTTCGCTATATCTTTCTTTTGTGCTTCCATACATAATCAGACCGCCGCCGATAATTACTACGCTTAAAATTAATAAAATCCACTTCATTTTTCTATGTTCCTTTCATTGCTTTTACAATCGTGTTATACTTAATGTGTGTTATGTTTTGCCCCTTACATCATTGGCGTGGTGGCGGGGGCTTTTAATTTTTTGATTTCCTGAACGTTTATGCTGAACAGGTCCGCTATTTTTTCTAACAATGACGGCCTGGGTACCGTTTTTCCATGAACCCAGCTACTCACCGCAGACGGGTCTATATCGAGTGCTTCGGCCAACTCTTTCTGGTTGAAGTTATGCAGCTTCATATAATATTGTAGGTTTTCCCGAATCGCTTTCTTTTCATCTAACCATACGTTCCCACGCGACTTCTCGTTTGATAAATCGAACGTCGGCGCTCCTGTCTCTGCTTTCTTTTTTTCCAAACTGCCGATACTAATGGTTAAAGTAAGTTCCCCGGTCTGTCCGATCTGCTTAAGTTCAAACTCCTTTACCCCTTCCAGCGGTGTGCCATTTAAAATGATCTTACTTTTTCCCTCCCGGTTTATTATGATTACATCGTTCACGTTTTCCCCTTTCCGGCCAACATATTAAGCTTACTAGTGTTATAAATAGGGCTGAAATAATAAGGCCTATGGTTTCATAAATTTTATAAAGCACGATAAAAGCCGCTAAAATTGCTCCTAACGCTTCCATCGTTTCCCCTTCCACTTCCCAAAGCGAACAGCATAAATGAGGTTTACCAACACATAAAAAACTGCTAACCCGATAAGATACCAGGGCCACATTGCTGTTTCTAAACCCATTTTTTAACCTCCTTTTTAAAATTTTGCGGGTAAAGCTGTACCCTTGCGCTTTCTATGCGCCTTTACCCACAAGCCTTTCTTTTTTTAACTATGCAAAGTAATATGATCATTAACGCCTGTGTATTTTATGGCGGCCGGCATAAACGGCGCGGCGGCACGTTCGTAAAAGGTCTTATTGGCGTTTTCTTTGTTTTTAGAATCCAGGCGGGTGCATACAATCTTTGACGCTTCTTTTTTCTAATAAAAATTTCCTCATACACTTCTGCCACTGTCAAAATAACAGAGACTATCTTTTTCAGGGCCTCATTTGCTCTTATTCCAATCTCAGCAAATGCTTGCAAAATTTTTTCCTGTGTCACTAGCCATTGTTTTGAATCTTCGTCTTTATCTGTATTTTCTTTGAAATCATTAGCAGTCATAGTCCACCCTCCAGAGAACCTTTTCCACGGCCGCACTGCCAAATTCTTCTTTTAAAGTCTCTATTTGAGCCATTAATAAACTGTTCTCTGTGGCAATTGTGGCCGCTTCACATTCCTTATCTTTTGCGTTATCCTCTAACATTTTCATAAGGTGTTTATATTCTGCGCTTTGGATTTTTTGACATTTTAATAGGTTTTTGCGCTCTTTACGTGCTTTTTTCTTTTCTTTTTTAAGCTCCTTGAATAACAGTTCTACACAATATTCTGCTGTTTTGGCTTTCATGCGTGGTCCTCCTCTACGTCTTTGATCAACATTTCTATAGCGGCGGCCACCACGTCGTTAAGACTTTTTCCCTGGCTTCTCGCTATTTCCTGCAGACGTAGTTTTAAAGATGGCTTGATACTGCAATTCAGCCGGGCTGTTTTACATTCCCGGTTAATCGGGCCTGTTTGCTTTTCTGGTTCTATCTCAAGGCTTTCTTCTGTAATGGGCTTGAACACTTCCCAGTCTGTGGCTTCCATATCTTCTTTTTTGGGCTGCCATCGCTCAGCTTGTTCTATTTTTAAGCTTAAATTTTGAGTTAACTTTACAAAGTGCAGTTTGCAGCACTCGGCAGCATTTGTCGGTTCCACAAATACACGGTTCACATAGCTTTGCCATTTTCTCCGGCCTATCCATGCTTTTTTCTGTTCAGCCTTTGCAATGGCTTTAATGATGTTCATTTTTAATATTCTCCTTTCCCGACGTTAATCGGCTTTCCCGTATTTTCTTTTATCCACTCTTTAAGACCGTCCCGCGAGAAAAACATACGGCTGCCCTTTGTTTCTTCTGTTATGACTGGGAACCCTTCAATTTCATTTCCGAACTGATACAGCTTTTTCTTTGTAATTCCTGTGTATTCTGCGGCTTCGTCCACGGAAAGGACTAAGCCATACTTTTTTTCTTCTTCCTTTGCTTTGTTCAGCTTTTTAAGCTCCTCTAAAATTTCCGATATGATTATTTTCATTTCTAGGCTGTCAGGGTCGATTAAGTTTCCGTCTTTAATTAAAGCCAGTTCCATCTTTCTTTCCTCCTATCTGCTTAGATGGCCTTATTTTTTAATTCTTTTTCTCGTTGCTGGTCCTTCTGGTTGATCTTTGCGTAAAGCTGGACCAGCGCCAATGCTACCGGGTCTTTTTTAACAACGTCAAGACGCTGTTTAACTTCGTCCTGTAACTGCGTTTTCTCTGCCATTGGTTACACCTCCTTAAGTTTTGTTAATTGTGTTCAGCGTTCATTCTCCGGGATCTCAATCGTGATACCTTCTATTTTTTTCTGGTTATTTTTCATGATTTTTTTACTTTCATATTTCTGGTGCAGCCCATCAATCTGTGGTCGTATCTCTTGAACCTGCTGTTCCAGTTCCTCCCGCCGCTTACCGATTTCTGGCGTCCAGCCGATCCCGTGTGGCAGCAGAGCCAGTTCGTGTACTGCATCAAGGTACGTTTTTATAAGTTGTTCATCTGTCATTTTTCTCACCTCCTCTGAAAAAGTCTCATTTTGCTATAGGCTAGAGACTTGTTTGTATTCTCTTTGTATCCTGTGAATACATCTTAACATCCTCAGAATACAAAGTCAAGGTTGTTTTTTCTTTTTTTGTTTACATTGGAAACAAGATGTGTTATTCTATATCTACAAAATAAAAAAAGAGGTTGGTAAAATGAATGAAAGATTAGCTGAATTACGCGAACGATTAAACCTTACCGTACGTGCATTCGCAGATAAATTGAATATTAGCGCTGGCCTTGTAGGAAATATGGAAAAAGGTCGACGTATTGTCACAGAACGTACCATTAAAGATATTTGCAGAGTATTTAATGTTAATGAAAATTGGCTCAGATATGGAGATGAACCCATATTTTTAGAGGCTTCCGAACCAATTGACGAAATAAAGGAAATCATAGATACTTTAGATATAGAGCATTTACAGAAAATGAAAGAATGTCTGGATATGATTATTGAATACCGGGAGCATAACGGTGGTATTGCTGTCCTATATCCTGAGACAGTCAGCCGTCCGGTTTTTGACCTTCCTGCCGCTGCTGGCACTGGTCAATTTTTAGACAGCTATGGTTATACGGATATGTCTTTTCCTGCAGATGTAGTTCCCCCTGATTCAAATTTCGGTGTACGCATTGCCGGGGACTCTATGGAGCCAGAATTTTCAGACGGCGAAATTGTGTTTGTAAAGCAGCAACCCACTTTAAATAATGGCGATATTGGTATATTTGTTCTGAATACTGATGGCTATTTAAAGAAATTCTGTTTAAATGAAAATGGCTATACACTGGTATCTTTTAATCCAAAGTATGAGCCAATAGAAATAACTGAAAATGACAATATAAGAATTGTCGGGAAAGTTTTAGGAAAATATAAATTTTGAAATAGTTTTCATTTTTACCTTTTTGATATATAATTAAACTACTAATTTAATGAGAGGGGTATGTTATGGAAAAAGAATATTTTTTTGAGAAACCTAAAACAAAAGTTATTTTAGGTGAAAAGGCTATTGTATTGATACGTGGTGACCATGATCTGACAATACACAAAATGATGCGTGGTGAAACACGTATCCCATATAATAAAATTTTAGAAATAAAATATAAGAAACCTGGCCTTACTTCACAAGGATATATACAATTTTGTACGCCGCGAAGTTCCATATTAGGCGCTGCTAGAACTGTTGACCAGCCACAAAACGCTATAAAATTCAAGAAGGATCGTGTTTCTGATATTGAAGAAATCAAAAGATTCATCGAAGATAAGATAGAATAAAAAAAGCCCCGCTGCTGATACAACGGGACTTAATGATATATCGGGCCACATGGTCCAACACATCAATTAGACACTGATATTGTACCATGTAGCCCGGGTTTTTACAACTCCCGGGCATTTTTATGCCCTGAATACGAAAGAAGGGATATTTAATGGCAAGGACTAAGTATCGAAAGAAAACTAAGAACGGGAACACCTATTATTTCTATCGGCTAAAACACAAAAATTTGCGTATTCCCCGGGACCTGTACGGTAAGACGGTTAAAGAGCTGGAGGAAAAAATAGAAGCCCTTACGTATCAGCTTGACAGAAATGTTCGTTCCTCTAAGGTCCGCTTTGGCGACTATATGAAAGGCTGGCTGGATACCGTACACGGAATCAACAAAAAGGCCGGAACCGTTCAGGGCTATGGCAGTATCTTTGACAATTACATTAAAGGCAGCAGTCTTTATAATATCCAGCTCACAGACCTTACCGCCCTCGACGTTCAGGATTATCTCAATGGCTTGCTTCGCAAGGGAAAAAGCTTCAATGTCGTTTCCTCTGTAAAAAAGCTGATCGGCCCATGTATCCGGTACGCCTACACTCAACAAAAAATTCTTGTGGACTTTTCCAGATCTATCAAAATTCAAAAGCCATCAGAAAGAGACGATGGCACTAACGTAACCCCCATGACAAAAGAAGAACAGGAAAAGTTTATTCAGGCAATTAAAGGCGCCACCTATGAAACTCTTTTTTTAATGGCCCTCAATACTGGCGCGCGCGTTGGTGAACTGCTTGCCTTGACCTGGGACGATGTCGACTTTGAAAACTTTGAAATAAAAATCACTAAAACATTAGAGTACCAGAAAGACAAAGAAACGAAAAAATATATACACATTATTAATTCGCCAAAGACAAAGGCCGGGAACCGGACAATCCCTTTTCCTGAATTTATGGCACCGTACCTTAAAAATCTTCGTACAAAAGAGCTTAAAAAGAAAATGCGCCTGCAAAATAAATACGCAGACCGCAACCTTGTCTTTGCTAATCGCCTTGGCGATTTTTTAAACAGTTCCTCGATTCGTGTGTCGATGGATACCATATTGGTGGACGCCGGGCTTCCCCATTTTCGCTTTCATGACCTCAGGCATACATTCGCCACCCGGCTATTTGAACTCGGGGAAAGTCCCAGAACGATTCAAACAATTCTGGGCCATACCGATGTCGCCACGACGCTCAATATCTACACCCATGTGCTCAAAGACCAAACAATTAAGAGTGCATATAAATTGCATAAACTAAACGATGAATTTCAATTAAAAAACCTATAA